TCTATAAGGAATAACGAAATATGGAACAACAGAAAAACACATTAAAATATGTGTATGGTGACGCATCCACTCTCTAACTCACACTAAATCAACTTGTTATGCGCACAACATCAACACATTGTAACATGCCCCACCCTTGAAAGCCTTCTTCCCACCCGATATATAATAAAAGAAAGCCCCGAAGGGCTCTCTTTCATTAAATCAGCCATTAGAACGCAATAAGTTCTTCGGGCTTGAAGGTGCTAACGGGCTTGTAATCAGGCATTTTGCTCTTGATAAGCACGCTTGGCAACACCGTAGTGGTTGCAGGCATCACAACGCAATTCATTATCTCCCCGCTGTCCGTTGTTTGCTCAATTATCTCAAAATTACTGATTTGAGATAGTGCAATCCTTTTACTGCGCAACTCTTCTGACAACTTTTCAGAACAAGTAACTAACTCACTTGTTCCGTCTTGGCGTGTTAAGGTTAACACCAGACGCTTGCTGTTGTCAATTAAGTTTGCTTTACTGCAAGGACGATAATTACCGCCTACGCCACAAACACTTTTGAGTGTGCCCAATGACACTCTGTCTTCTCTTTGATAAACTTTGAAGTTTAAAGCCATTTTTTATGGTTTTACGATTAATAATCGGGGGATAGCCCCCATTTGTCCACCCATAAGTGGGGTATCTGTTGGAAGTACCCCATCCTCTCATACATATGGTAAATTTCTGACTACCAAGGGATTAGGGGGGGCTTGTCAAGCTATAGCTTTACTATGGGGGGCTATTTGTCAAGGGATAGGTTGACTAAAATTTTGCGAAAAGTAGTAGTTTTCACTACCCTTTGCAAAAAATAAATTTGGAAATCTCATTACAATAACAGTAACTTTGGGGTGGTGGGTGGGGCATAGGGATAATAAAAGCTGGATAGAAATGATGCATAATATAGCATTCACATAAATAATTGTAGTTGAATATGTTGTAAAGTTGTTTTATCTTTGTGGTAATTAAAGCATGGAAAACAAGAGCTTGATATTACAAAGAATAAAGAAGTCTGAATCAGATAGCTTCTCATTAGCACAGAAGTACTATTCTATATTATCTGCTGTTAATAGTTTAGGTCTTACTAAGAGAGAAATAGAGCTTATAGGGTTTGCAGCTGTTAAGGGTAATATGAGCTATGCTAATATTAGAGAGGAGTTTTGTGCCAAGTATGGAACAACGGGTCCTACGATAAATAACATCATTTCCAAGCTTAAGAAGTCTGGTATTCTGGTCAAAGATGGGACAAAGGTGAAGGTGAACCCTATCATCCTCTTAAATTTCAGCAAGGATTTAACATTAGAAATAAAGCTGACACATGGATAAGCCTATTAGCCTGTCTGTTAAGGACTATTTGATTAGGAAGTTAGCCGTAAAGCTAATGACGCCAGAAAAGAATATTGAGGCTGTTATAAATCATCAGTTCCAAAGCGCTAATGAGGCGATGTATGTCAATAAGATGGTGGAAATCAGTGGGTTTGGGAAGTTTATATTCAACGACGGAAAGGCAATAAAGAAAATGGACAATTATAAGAAGATAGAAAAAGCCCTTCTTAACACCCTGTCACTACCTGATTTAACAGAGGCCAGGAAAAGAGCCACGTTGCTAAAATTAGGAACGACAAGGTCAAATATAGAGCTCTTAAAACCAAGAATAGATGAAAGCAATAAATTTTTCTCAACTTTACGAGGGGTGGAGAAATAATTTAGTGCCGCCTAAAAGAATCAGGGAAGCAATACAAAAGACCAGCGAATCTAGGCTCCTTATTTGTGAGGAGTGTTCGTGGCATTCTAAAAATTATAAAACGGTTAGACCAGACGCTCATTGCACACATTGTGGGTGTACGCTTTCTGCAAAGACCAAATGTCTCTCTTGCTCCTGTCCTATAAATAAATGGGAAGCGGTGGCTACAGAAGAAGAGGCAGAAGAACTAAAAAAACATGAAAAATAAAAAAGAGCTTAGGTTAAACAAAATACCCCTCAAGCTATTTCTTGAGGCTCTTGCAGATATTTACAACAGAGGGGTAGAGTATGTAGATATTATAGGTAATCCTGGAGAGGAACAGGATTCTATAGGACTAGCCATTAAAAAGGAGTATTTTTCAGAGCCTGAAGAAGAAGAAGAAGAGAAAAAAGATTTATCAGAAGAAGATTTAAACCAACTAATATGAATCCAGTAGTAGAAGCATGGGTGGTTATTGAAAAACTAGGAGCTCTAGTTGCCACAGCAGGTGTTTCAGAAGATGTAAAAACGCTAGCCAACGAGGAGATAGCTAAACTAATCAAAACTGTGGTTTCACCAGGATTAGACAGACTGTCTGCTGCAAGTGCTGGCTTGATAGTAAAATAAGCTTATGAAAAGAGCGAGTTATTACTCCCAGATATTGAGCATGTTACAAGATCTCCACAGGACCTATCCCACATACAATATAGGCAAGCATTTGTCTACAGCGCTAGATGGGTATGGAGATATGTGGGGACTAACAGACAGAGAAATACTATTTGCCCTAGAAGAGTATAAAGCCCAACTAGACACGGACGTTCCTCATACAGATGATGATGAAATAGATCAAATCATTAAAGATGGGATGAATCTAGATGACATTTTAACAGAAGAAGAAGATGGCGAAGATTATTAAAAAAACTACATACATAAATGCTGAGCTCGATTGGGCTGAGCAACAGTTACAAAGCTGGAAGGCTTATGTAGATGCCAATCCTCTACACGAACTAAAAGACCGTGTTGAGTGGAAACCAACATCTAAAGGAGGAATGATACCTATGGTGATTGCATCTATTGAAGCACAGGGTAAGTTCATCCAAGAAACGATGAAAAACTACCTTGCTCTTCTGGAGGTTGTGGAGAAACTGCGTGAGAAAGAAGAAGCTAGGGTGGAGGTGAGAGGAAGTGGAGAGTTGAGTTCAATGGCTGAAGACTTTCTTAGAAGCAGACGATGACGCAGATAAAAAGCATAGATTACAAAGACTGGTATATAAACCAGGGGCGTGTTCCTGACCGTGAGTCTGCTGAATATAAACAATTCTTTGACTTTCATAGGGATATATGTCTGAACGGTGCTATGATGAACGGGGTGTTTATTAACCCCTTTCTCTACTGGCACCTTAACATCTGGCATACGGAGGTGGATGTTATTGATGAGCGTGGAAGAATATCACAGAAATATACCAATCCCTTATTACGCGATAATGAGTGGATTGTAACAAACGAAATAGAAAAGGCTCAGCAAGACAAGAAAGGCCTAGTGATACTAGGCATTCGACGTTTTGCAAAGTCTGTTTTAGAGGCTTCTTACATAGGGTGGGGCGCTACATTCGATGAGAATTCCCAGAATGTGATCGCTGGGTTGAATGCCCCCGATATAAAGCTGATCACGGATAAGCTGGACAAGGGCCTTAACTTTTTGCCTGAAGCATGGAGATGGCAAAGAGTTGAGGATAACTGGAAAAACCAAGTCACCTTAGGTATTAAGACCAAATCAGGAGAACGTATACCGTTCTCCCAGATACTCATTCGTAACCTGGATGAAGGTAACAATGAGGAAGCTATTGCAGGTACAAAACCACGTAAACTAATCATCGATGAGATTGGAAAGGGTAATTTTCTCAGAGGGTTTCAAGCAGCTGTTCCAGGATTTACAACTCCTTATGGATGGGGGTGTTCTCCAATTCTTACTGGTACTGGGGGTGATATGAAGCGATTCATGGATGCCAAGAGTTTAATGTTTGATGTAAACAACTTTAACTTTCTAACCTACAACAATGAAAAGGATGAGAAACGTGTTCATGGCCTTTTTATTTCGTATAAATATCGAATGGAGGCTAAAGAACAGAGCACGCTTGGTGCATTTTTAGGAGAGTGTAAAGAAAGTGATCTTCACAACGTTAAGATGCTGGTGAGCAATGAAGAGAAGGCTAAAAATATTACAGAGCACACACTAGAGCGTCTTAAAAAGGCTGGTGATAGAGTGGCCTATTTAAAAGAGAAAATGTACTACCCATTTGAGGTGGATGACATCTTCTTAAATGAGGACACAAACATATTTGATATAGAAGCAGCTAAACGTCAGAAAGCTAGACTGATTGGGCAAGGGCGTACGGGCACACCTATTATTCTGTTTCATGATGGAGAGAAAATTAGTCATGAGTTTACAGATAAACAACCCATCACCAACTTCCCTCTTAAGAATAGTGATCTGAAGGATGCTCCTGTAGTGATATATGAATTTCCTTTAGAAAACCCACCATATGGACTGTATGTAGCAGGAGTTGACCCCTATAGACAAGGACAAGCTGTTTATTCTACATCTTTGGGATCTGTGTATATTTATAAGAGAATGCACGACATAACGAGTGAGAAATACCAAGATATGTTCGTAGCTTCGTATTGTGCTCGACCTGAAAAGAAAGAAATCTGGGAAGAACAGGCTAGGATGCTCATCAAATATTACAATGCTAGAACGCTTTGTGAAAATGATGACATCTCCTTTATAGAATATATGAAATCAAAAGGAGATGCTCACTATCTAGAAAAGCAACCTGAGTGGTTAAAAGAGATAGTGCCTGGTACTACCGTCAGACGTGAGTATGGTGTGCACAGAAGCTCTGACAAAATCAGAGACTATCTGCACAATTGTTTGAAGAAATATATGGATGAGGTGATATATAAAGAGACAGATGCAGATGGAAATGTGACAAAAGAGTTCAAAGGTGTGTCAAAGATATTTGATCCTATGTTGTTAGAAGAGGTTATTCAGTATAACGATCAAGGTAACTTTGACCGTATCATTTCTGCAGAACTAGCTATTGCTCAGGCACTTAAAATGGATCCTATTTTAGGTAAGGTGGGAGGATCAGGTGATGCAAGAGTGAAGGCCCTTTTTAAACCAAACAAGAAAAACCAGCTGTTTACAGTATCAAGAGGATTATTTCAAAAGAAAAAAAGTAAATTGTTCATATAATGGCAATTATTAGATATACGAAAGATGCTACCATCAGGTATGCCTATCTTAACATCTTTCCTGACCAGTTTAAAACTGATAAGGAAAAGCAGGATGAGAGTTGGATAAAGAACACTATAGACTACTTTGCAAACAAATCCTATGCAGAGTATATAAAAAACCGTGACACCTTTGTTAAGAACTATGACTTAATGAAGGGTATTCTAAGAATGGAGGATTTCTATCAAGAACCTCAGGTGAAAAGCTTTACAGATGTATTAACAGCTGATTTACAGCTTCCTGCATATGTAAAGATGTATTCCATCATTACCACCCCTGTTAATGAGCTAGTTGGTGAAATAACCAAGCGTCCTGATACATTCAGGGTGAAAGCATTTGATGATGATAGCCAAGCTGAAGAGCTAGAGTTCAAAACTGGCATTCTCCAGCAATACGTTATTTCTCAGGCAAAACAGAAAATATTACAAAAAGCAGTCCTTAGTGGAGAGGAAATGGACGAAGAACAACTTGATGAGCTCACAATGGAGGATGTCAAAGATGTTCTTGATAGCTACACATCTGTGGCTGAGAAGTGGGCTAATCACGTTCTCACCTGCCAGAAGGCTGAGTTCAATCTGAAAGAAAAGAGCGAAGATGCATTTCGCGATTTGCTAATTTCTGCCAGAGAATTCTATCATATATATGAAGATAACTCGAAACTGGGATTCAATATTGAGGTGGCTAACCCCAAGAACACATGGTTTCTTACAACTCCTGATCGTAAGTGGATCTCTGATCCTACAGGTAGAGCACAGGGGGCTTATGCCGCTGGTACAGTGCAAGTTATGGAGCTTTCAGAAATCATTGAAAGCATCCCAGACCTCACCAAAGAAGAAATTGATCACCTTCGTTCATCTCTTCAAGACTATGGATTAATCAACGTACGTGAGTCCAACCTAGGCAATCCTAATGCGATTCCTGGTATAGACTCTGTAATGTATGATACATATGACCCCTTAGTTCTCCAAACTCGCATGATTATTGAATCAGAGATTAAAGAGAACAATGATGGACTAAAAGACTTCTTAGGACTCACATCTAATGTAAGCTCTTTTGGATATAAATATGTTGTTGTTCGTGCCTACTGGATAAGCAAGAAGAAGATTGGTAAGGTGATTTATATTGATGAGATGGGTAATGAACAGTCATTGCTAGTAGATGAAAACTACAAGGGTGGCACTATTCCTACAGAACAATCACTAGAATGGGGATGGATTAATCAGTGGTACCAGGGTACAAAGATTGGACCTGACATCTATCATGTTAAACCCTTCAAGCTTCTCAACTACTGTCCAATCATCGGTACAACATTTGAGGTGAAGAACACGGATGCTAAGTCTCTAGTTGATTTGATGAAGCCTTTCCAGGTGTTATATAATGTATGTATGAACCAGCTTTATAAGCTTCTTGAGAAAGAGGTGGGTAAGGTGTATTTGACATCCATTAGACATATTCCTGTTCCTAAGGATGGTGATGCTCAAGATGCATTGGATGTGTGGGAAATGGAAGCAAGAAACAGGGGTGTTGTCTTTATTGACGATAGCCCTGAGAACCTGAAGAGTCCTTCTAGCTTCAACCAGTTTAGAGATATTGACCTTACGCGTACACAAGAAATCCAATCTCGCTATCAACTAGCTATACAGCTAAAGAATGAATGTTGGGAACTTGTTGGTATGAGTAGACAAAGACTTGGATCTATTACACCTAGTGAATCTGCTACAGGTACACAGACAGCAATTCAGCAGTCATATGCTCAAACAGAACCTTTATTCATAGCACATGAGTATGTAATAGGTCAGCTCTATCAAGCTATCATTGATGCTGCCTTATATGTAGAGGCTAAGAAGCCTCAATCTACACTCAGCTACATTACGAGTGAGGGTGAGAGTGCCTTTGTATCTGTTAATGGTACAGATCTTAGATTTCGTGATCTGAAAGTGTTCTTGACAAATCGTCCTGAGGATACACAGATGTTCACTGAGCTTCGTGAATTGGCCCAACCTTTGATGCAGAATGGCGGATCTCTGTATGATGTAATTGAGCTTTACAGCACCAAGTCTATGAGAGAGATGAAGAAGGTGTTTAAAACTCTTCGTGATAAGCAAGATGCCATGAAACAGCAACAGTTGCAAACTCAACAACAACAAGTGGAACAACAGGGTCAGATTGCTCAAGCTCAGATGGAGCAAGCTCAAATGCAGAAAGAGCAGGAGATTACAAACGAAAACTATCAGAACGAGCTTGATCGTATAAATAAGAAGGAGATAGCTCTTATCAACGCTGAGTCTAAAACAATGGGTATAGGACTCCCTGATGTAGACAAATCAGGAATCCCTGATGTATTGGAAATCAGCAAGTTAGCTACAGAACAGTCTAAGGCAAGTCGTGAATATGATGCAAAGATTGCTGACATTGCTTCCAAGAATAGACTAGCTGCTGATAAGCTGGTTATTGAAAAAGAGAAGATAAAGGTGGCTAGAGAGAACATGCAAAATGATCTGGCTATAGCTAAAGAGAACGCAAAAGGAAGAGCAAAGAAACCTAAGAAAAAATGATGAATATCGAAGAGATAGCGGATACTGACGCCATTGAGTTTGATCCCACCCCTCATGAAGACATCACAGCCTGTATACAGGCTATGGGTGTGATTGAGGATATGGACCCTATTTTACTATCTGAAGGAGAATCTAAGATGGTAGAGCGCATCAGAAAGATGTCTCTCATCATCACTTACAAAGCTCTAAAAGAGATATTTGAAGCTAATCAATATGGAGATAAAAAACCCACACAAGGTAGAGCATAGGAAACTAGGAAAAGAAAAAGCGTGGGGAATTGCTTGGATGGAGGAAAATAAGATAACTATAGACCAAACATTAACTGGATATCGCTATCTTCTATATCTGCTTCACGAGCACTTCCATTTAAAACACCCTGATTGGAGTGAGACTAAGGTGATAAAAGAGTCCTCCTTAACAGCTAGATTCCTCTGGAAAATGGGGTTTAGACGGGTAGAGTTAAAGTGATTTAGTTAGAGTAAATTATATTAATGCTATATTATCTATAAAAATGATGAATATAGATATATAACTCTTTGCTATTCAATACCATTTACATATTTTTACATTTCATAAACCAATCAAAAATAACTACATATGGCTGAGAACGTTGATACGCAATCATTTAATTTCAGTATTCAGGACACTATGGAAATGGGTCTTGGTAATGCTGAGCTCTTAAAAGACCTAGTGGCTCCAGAAACCGCTAGTGGAAACCCTGATGACATCAAGGAAATTATAAAGGAGGTTGAGCCCCAAAAAGCTCCAGAACCTGCACCTCCAAAAGGTAAAGAGATTGCTGCACCTGCTGATGAGGCAAATGCACAAGAAACTCTTAAAAACTTCCTATTAGATGCTACAGAAGAAGAGCAACCGTCTGAAAATCAAGAAGTTACACCAAAGAAGGCAGCTCCAAAAGCTCCTAAAGCTGGTGAATTGAAACAAGAAGAAGCTCCTGCTGAAGAGCAGGAAACTACAGAAGACGGTACAACACAATTTGGTGCACTAGCTAAAGATCTATATAAGCTAGGTGTTTTCTCTCAAGACGAAGGTGAGGAAGATATAAATGTCTCTACCCCTGAAGAGTTTCTAGAAAGGTTCCAAAACGAGAAAAAGAAAGGGGCTATTGAGATGGTTAATAACTTCATTGGACAGTTTGGAGAAGACTATCAACAAGCGTTTGATGCCATATTTGTAAAGGGTGTTGACCCAAAAGAATATTTTGGCACCTATAACACTGTAGTGAGTTTTTCTGAAATGGATCTGTCAAAGGAGAATAACCAAGTGACAGTGATTAGACAAGCTCTCACTGACCAAGGATTTGAGCCTGATGACATTAATACAGAAGTGGAAAGGCTTAAAAACTATGGTGATTTGGAAAGTGTAGCCACCAAGCATCATAAAGTGCTTGTAAAGAAAGAAGCTCAGAAACTGGCTCAGATGGAGCAAAAATCTGAGATGGAGCTACAACAGAAACAAGCCATTAAAAATCAGTACATTAACAATGTTCAGCAAGTTCTTAACGACAAGCTGAAATCAAAGGAGTTCGATGGTATCCCCATCAATCCCAAACTAGCTAGCGAACTACAAGACTTCCTACTGGTGGATAAGTACAAAACAACGTCTGGAGAAACTCTTACAGACTTTGACCGTACCATCCTGGAATTGAAGAGACCAGAGAACCATGCAACTAAGGTGAAGGTTGCTCTCCTCCTCAAAATCCTAGAGAAAGACCCCACGCTTTCCACTATTCAAAAGACAGGCGTTACAAAAAAATCTAACGAACTGTTTGGGGAGGTAGCTAGACAAGTAACAAAGGCTAAGAGCGCACCAGCTCAGCAGTCTAAACCCAATTCATGGTTCTTATAAATTTCATTAAAATAAAAGAATAACAAAATGGCAATTCAAACAATTCCAGGCCTAACTGGCTTTACCTACGCTCGTGTAGCTTCTATGGACAAGCGTGCAGTTGGTAAATTAACAGATGCTAACCACCTGGAGAGCTTTCACTCAACAGAGCCTGCTGATTATGACAAGAAAATCATCAGTCTCTACACGCAGAGCTCTCTTTATAGCAATGACTTCCTGGACATGATTAACAAGAGCACGCCTTATTACATTGATAATAACAGCGATGCTTGGAAATGGCAGGTGGCCGTTCCTTACAAATTCCCAAAAATCATCGACGTTCCAACTAGCACAGCTGAGTTAAGCAAGCCTGGTATTGATGGTCAAGAGTTCCAATTGGTCCTTGACACAAACGAGTTCTCTAAGAACGCTATTGTGTCTGTAGGTTCTCGCCAGTATGGTCCTCGCTTTTACGTTATTAAGGACCCCGTTCCTTGGAACATGGGCTTCCTTTATAGCTTCACACTCGTGAGCGACAATCCTCAAGTGGATTTTGTTAGCTCTACATTTCTTCAGTATGGTATTGAGCTTGAGCTAGTAGATGCTGCAATCGGTGAATTCGATCAGGATTTATTAGGTCTTCCTCGTTTGGGAGAGCAAATCACTATGTTTGAATCTTTAGGTTCTGCATATGGTTTTGAGCACAAAATCACTGAGTGGGCTGATGACAAAATGCTGCGTGACTCTTCAGGACGTCCTTTGGATATCCTTGTATATGCACCTCAGCGTCGTAATCAACTTCCTTTAACTCGTAATGATGTTAAATGGGAGCCATTTATTGAGTTCTGGATGCGTAAGTCTATGCTTGAGTTGAAAGTTAAGCGTATGATTTGGTCTCGTCCTGGTACTGTTAAGACTAATGGTAGCAAGCAAGAACTTAAGCGTACTTCTGCTGGTGTTTACCACCGCATGCGTAACAACGGTAACCTGGTTCAATACAACCGTGGTGAATTTACTGCCAACCTGATTCGTTCTGTGTTTGGTGATTTGTTCTATCGTCGTGTGGATGTTAAAGATCGTCGTGTTAAAATGTATACAAACGAAGCAGGTTTTGACGTATTCCAACAAGCTTTGAAGAGTGATGCTTTGAACAGTGGTCTTACCTTTATGGCTGATAGCGGAGATCGTTATATGCAAGGAGAAGGACAACACATCACTTACAACTTTGCATTCGATGCAATGGTTACACGTGAAACAGGTCGTGTTGAACTTATCCACCTGAAAGAGTTAGATCTACCTCAAACTAATCTAGAATTCGGACAGAACAAGAAGTCTACACCTGTATTCATGGTGTTTGACGTATCTCCAATGTCTGATGGTTCTTTGGTTAATAACATCCGTGAAGTTCGTATGAAGGGTGCACCTTCTATGACTTGGGGATATATCGATGGAACTCGCCACCACTTAGGCTTTGCTAAGTCTCAGGGTATGAGCTCTGCTAACAAATTCCCAGGATATGAAATCTGGATGAAGGATCGTTGTGATGTATTCATTGAGGATTTGTCTCGTACAGTTCTTATTGAGGAAATCCCACAATTCTAATAAGAATACAGTTCACACTGTTCAACCTACCGAGAAGAGATTACCCTCCACTTTCAGAGTGGGGGAGCTCTTCTCAAACAGAGATGGGAGACAGGGCGATCTCCTGTTTGCCATGAGGTTCAGTCCTCACATCTCTGCAAATAAACCGAATAAATAAACTACATATGGGCAAGATTGGAAAAATCTCAACAATTAAGAAAGAGTATAACAACGGACAATTACAAACAATGCAAGGCGGACTTGCTTTGAGAGGGTTCACACGCATTCCTGGAACAGGAGTGTTTAAGTATCCTTACAAAGAATTAGATGGTCAGTATAGAACAGGACTTGATCCTAATGCTGCTTACATCCGTCGTATCCAAGATCCTCTAGAGAGAGAAATGGAAATTGAACGTGTTAAAGCACTAAAAGAAAAACTAGAAAGTGCTTTGGGAAGTATTAAATTAGATCCTCGTTCCCAATTCTGGAACTATGGACAGTCTACATCCTCACATGATACACTACATGTGCAACCTGTAAAACTGATGGATGGAGACAACTTCTTTGACCTTAATATTCCTCTTCAAGAGATTGCGTTCTCTTGGTTACGTGTACACCCCACAATTGCAAGCTCTTATCAAGCTTGGGAGCGTGGTGAGTTTCCTGCTGACACTCAGTTCTATGTAGCTGATGATCAAGTGGAAAATGCTGTACTGTTTAAGAAGAAGCAACTTATCAACAAGGCTATTGTCAAGTTTGACACTATGACCCCTGAGAAGAAGAAAAAGGTAGCACGTTTGTTGGGACTGCCTGTTACAGATAACACTACAGAAGAAGCTGTGTACAACCAGGTGGATAACCTGTTGAAGCAGACAGAGTTCAAGAGCGGTAAATACCAAGGACTCTCTCCTGTAGAAATCTTTAACAGATATGCAGACATGAAAGAAAACTTGCTCCATATTAAAGACTTGGTGAAACAAGCAATCACCCATTCTGTATACAGAATTAAACCTAGTGGTAGAGTTTATGAGGGTGAGTTTGAAGTAGGTAAGGATGAAGATGATCTAATTAAAACACTTGCTGATGATGAAAATCAGGACATGCTTCTGACTCTCGAAGGCAAGCTGAAAACTAAGAAACTAGCTGCTATATGATATCTGTAGATAGTTTATTATACAAAATCGACCAAAGACTAAATAAACTATCGACCAATGTTCATCAGCAGATCAACCTTGAGGACAAAATCTTAGCTTTAAATGAGGCTCAGATTAAGCTGATAAAGCAGAAGGTTGATGGTATAAGTGTGGTTAGTGGGTTAGGTCTCGATGCTTTTAAGAAGCGTTACGAGGATTTACAAAGCTTAGTGATAAGTTATAATCACCAGCCTCTCCAACTAAACCTAAGAAACTTAGAACTAAATCAATGGTTTGCCAATTTACATCTCCTGGTTCCTAAGTACATGTTCTATATGGACGCGTATATAATAGCTGATAAAGGGAGGTGTAAAGACAGAAAGATCTGGATTAACAGAGACCTGGCTAAACATGGTGATCTTCAGTTCATTCTGAATAATGACCACTACAGGCCTTCTTTTGAATACCAGGAAACGTTTAACTTCCTGTCCTCAGATGAGATAAGCATTTTCACAGATGGCACATTCACACCTAAAGACATTTATATCCTGTATATGAGATATCCTCAATACATCGATAAAACTGGATACACAAGGTTTGATGGTCAACCCTCTGTAGATTCTGACTGTGAATTGGAAACCTATTTAGAAGACGAGTTGCTAGACTTAACAGTACAAAACCTAGCTATGTACACTGAGAATCAATCTGCTGTACAAAGCTCCATGGTGAGAATTCAAACGAACGAATAAATTTTTCTTAACATTTAAAATAAAACAAAATGGCTGATTTTTCATTAACTACGCTCTTCGTAGTTCCTGTTGGTAGCGGTATTGCCGATAGCGGATCTACGCAAGACTTAACCCCTGGACAGGTGGGGATTTTTAAAGCAGACTATGCTGTTGCCACTGATGCTAACATTGCTGCTTCTCCCTACTTCTATGTTGCTCAAGGCCGCACAAATACCTATCTGCAAGGCTCCAAACGTTCTGACAAGATCAAAGGATGCCCCACTGCAAACTGTAACAGCAATGTAACTGAGTGGTACAAAACTGTAGGATGTCCCATATCTGCTACACAGATTACAGATGTAGGAGGTTGGAATGCACAATGTGGTGATATTCTCACCCTTACACTTCGTGCTCACTCTAGCTACATTGACACATTGTACTTCAACGGTTTCACTCGCAGTGTAACTGTACAAGCTCCTTGTTGTGAGTGTGACGCTGATCCTTGCGCAGATGTAGATGTACCTGCTCTTATCGATCAGTTCATCTATCAATTGAGTCTTCAGGCTCCTGGAGACAACCCTGACAACATTTCTTTCAGCACGTTCTACACATTCCAAAGAATTGGTGACGACCAAAATGCTGTTCTTCGTATCACTGGTAAGCCTCTAACTAAGTATGCCCAGCCTTGTGATGTAGCAGCATTCCCTTGGGAGTATGACCGTATGTGGTTCCGTACATTCGTGTACAGTGGACCTGCAACTACAGCTGACTTCATCGTTGCTGATGATTGTAACATTGTAGCTAACCCTGTAGTAATTCAACGTGCCTCTTATCCTAGCGGTACATCTGCAGAGATTGCTCAATTAGAGAAAAACTTCTACAGCTATCAAGCTGGTTATTTGAAGCATCTGTACAGAATGGCTGGATATAATGAGAACTTTGAAAGCTGGGTAAGTGATAATACTACTTACAATACCTTCAACATCCGTTTCAATGAGTACAACAAATCTGAGTACCAGTGGGGTGACTACATTATGGAGGATAGCAGAGTGATTATTGCTGTTGCAAAAGGATCTCAGGAAGAAACTGATCTTCAGGATATTCTAGTAGCTGCTCTAGGTGCTGTAGCTGGTGACAATGTATGTGTAACTACTACATCTACCACCAGTGCTGCTCCAACTACCACTACTACTAGCACATCAACTTTGATCCCATAATAGTAGGGTAGATATAGAAACATTCGTATTAACCTAAGCCAGAGGTGAGAGGATATAAACTCAGATCCTCTGGCTTATTCATTTAAAACAACATGGCAGATTTGAAACTAGACATCTTAGTGATTCCTACGTACAACGTACTAACATTAGGGGTTGCTGATGCTTCTATCTATCCCACAAACCCTCCTGTTGTTTCTGGAGCCACGATTGAAATTAATGTTCCTGGTTTTGGTGTTGTATTAAGACCATTTAGTGTTAACGACTTCAACGTATTTACCACATCAAATTTAGGACTAAGTCCTTTAGGAGTGAATCAACCACTTCCTGATGGGGTTTATCATTTGAAATACTCTGTAGCACCTGCATACATAAACTTCGTAAAGAAGTCTATTGTACGTGTAGAGAAGCTACAGGAAAAGTTTGATAATGCCTTCATGAAACTTGACATGATGGAATGTGATGGATCTATTAAGACACAGGCAAAGGTGGATCTCACTTCTATCTATTTCTTCATTCAGGGATCTATAGCAGCTGCCAACAACTGTGCTATAGATGAAGCAATGAAACTATACAACCAAGCAGATATAATGCTTAACAACTTCCTTAAGAACAACTGTGGTTGCTCTGGAAATAACTATGTAATAAACTTCTATTAAAATGGCAAGCTGTCGTAACTGTGGAGCTAAGTTTGGATGCGGATGTCAATTGATAAATGGACTCTGCTCAGCCTGTAATGCAGCTGCTCAACAAAGCAAAAACTTTATAAGAAATGTTATCTCCAAAGCTCACAGATTGTCCCGAATGTGCTAACATTCCATCACTTATTGCTGAGATAGATTGTAAGTTGGCTGATCTAGCAAGCAATTTATATAATAATGTTGTGTATATTCTAAACCAACCTATACCTAGTGGGGCGATGATAGATCTCATCAACTATAAGAGAATACTTTTTTACAAACTTTGTAATCCAAATTATGCCGCTGCATTCACAGTAAACATGATTGCAAGCAGAGTTAAAATTCTAAAATCTAAATAAATGTCTTGTTCTAATTGTTTTAACGGATGCGCAGAGATTGTATCTGATCAATGCGTTCGATATACAGGAATAGATGTTCCTATTTTGGGAATCAAAAGCGGTGATTCTCTTTCATATGTTGAACAAGCACTGATTGCGTTTCTTACATCTACACTTAATGGTACAGGAATTATCCTTGACATCAATCCTGCTATCATATGTAATATTATAAATAAGAACCTGGTTGCTTGTAAAGATCTTTCGCTTCCTAATGTAATTGATGCTCTCATCAAGGCTGTATGTGAGCTTGATGAAAGACTTATTGTTGTAGAGAATAAATTAATTGCACTGGAGGGACCTTACACAATTGGATGTCTCACTGGTGTAACTTCCGCATCTGGAACGCATGCTATTCTTGAGGCTGTCATCACAAAACTTTGTGCACATATTGTTGACTTTGATGCCTTTGTATTAGATGTTCAAACTAACTATGTAAAGAAATCACAACTTTGTGCTTTAGTGGCAGCATGTACTCCCAGCCCTGGTGTAACACAATATAAGGACCGTATGGTACCTTATGCAGTGGTGGAATATTATGGAACATTAGCCAACTTTGATCTTACAGGTGCAGGTATTCTAGCTAACGGGTTTGACAAAATCTACCTTTGTAATGGTAATAATGGCACTCCTGACAAGCGTGGACGCATACCTGTAGGAGCTATTCAAGGAGTTCCTGGTGGTGCTCTCAATCCTGATGTTGATCCAGCTATTAGCATCAGCAACCCCAACTATGCTCTTAATGGCACAGCTGGAGCTAACACTGTTACACTTACACCTGCACAGATTCCTTCACACACGCACACAGCTAACACAACACTTGTAGATCCTGGACATAATCACCTATTAGTAGGTGCTATTGCTAGTGGTTCTTCTGCTCCAGATCCTACATCCTCTACATTTATTGATTTCAGACATGATTTAGAAACTGATCTTTCTTATAGAATGACAGGTAGTAACAATGTTCCTACGATTGGAAAAAGCGAAACAAAAACTACAGGAATCTTTGTAGGTGTAGCTAATGACCCAACAGGTGGTAGTCAGTCTCACAACAATATTCCTCCTGTTCTTGCTTGCTATTATATTATGTACATCCCATAAAATCTTCATATAATGTCTTGTTGCAATCAACCTAACTATGCTCCTGTAGACTCCTGTAATATTCCCTGTACATCAACAGATAATGTGTGCTACAGTGGTTCTAATCTACCCTGTACAGAAATACATACATGTGATACAGTGACTGTTTCTTTACAAAAAATAGATGCTGAGGTGTGTGATTTGCAGAGCCAAATTACAGCTCTTCAAACTTTGGTGAACAGTTTAACTACCACTACAACCACCAGCACTAGCACTTCTACCACCACCACAACAACAACAATTGCTTGTCCTTCTTGCAATTTCTATTCTGTAACTAATGAGACAATCACTCCTGCAGACATCACTTATTATGCTTGTGGAGGTATTCTTACAAACGCTACAGTGGGAAGCTTTAGCACCATATACGTTTGTGCTTGTACAGACACATTGGTGATACCTCCCATCCCAGGTGTATCTTCTGCTAACATAGGAGCTTGTCCTACAACAACCACTACTACTACCATAGTATAATATTATCAAAAAGCTCTGTTTGTTGGTTTTCAGCGCTTCTCCCTGGGGTTTTTACCCTAGGGAGTTTTTTATTTATAACAGAAAATGTTATCATGGATAACAGAAAATGTTTAAATAATTTGGGAAATATCAAAAAGTTTCTTACCTTTATGGCAATTTTAACTAAACTATAATATAAATGCCTGAAAATCAATCACTTCTGCATCAGCTGGAGCAAATGCTTCATTGGAAGAAGAGCAAAAAGTTCTATGCAGAAAAGCTACAAATCACTGAAACGGAGGTGGATGAGCTAATAAAGGAGTTGAAAGAGTCAACATATGCAAGACAGGATGCTGAGGTTGGAAATTATATTGAAGAACTAGAAGACCATGTCGTAAGGTTTTTTGAGGATGTTCAGAAGGGAACAGGCGAAGTGGTGATAAACACCAAAGAAGAAATCAAGAGCCTGGAGGAGTTGATTGAAAAGTGTAAGATTGATACAAGCAAATGGGAGATAACTAAATACGTCCAAAACTACTGGGGAAATGCTGAGCAGCCTTATTATCAAGTGAAAGCTTGGTTGGGTAAAAAGAGAGATGAGCAGGTGTTTCAAGACTCCTTCATTTCTTTCCTAAACACTTACGAACCCCTTTCTCCTCAGATAGTATCTCCTATATATGAGCAGTCTAAAAGATATGGTTGTTTGATTATAAACAAACAAGACTCTCACCTAAACAAACTAGATATTGATGGAAATAATGATATAGAAGAGAGGTTTGGTGACTTTATTCAGAAAGTAGAAATTATCCTTAATCAGGCTATCATCTCTAATAATATTACAGACATTAAGTATATCATTGGATCGGACGAGTTTAATAGTGAGTTTACAAATACAACTACAAAAGGGACCCCTCAGCAAAACATCCTTTCCTATCATGCTGCTTTTCAGGCAATATGTGATCATGAGGTGAGTGTGATAAATCTTCTGCTTCAAAAAAGCAAAAACGTGGAAGTGGTATTTATAGCTGGTAATCATGATGAGTTTGTAGGCTGGCATCTAGCTAGTTGGTTACAAACTTATTTCAGGAATCACGAGCGTGCTAAGTTTGACATCTCTCCAAAGTATAGGAAATATATTGATTATGGTTCGTCAGCTATGATGTTCAACCATGGAGATGCTCTGAAACCTGCCAAACTAGCTGGTTTATTTCCCATGGAATATAAAAAAGACTGGTCTTTGCATGATAACTTCTACATCTTTACAGGAGATAAGCACCACGAAATGAGCTTGGACTTTAATGGCATTAAGTTCTACCAGCTTCCAGCTTTCTCTACAGCCAAGAGTAGTTGGGATGATAAGCATGGTTACCTCGATAGAGGTGAGTTGACTGGGTTCCTGATAGATAGTAAAGACGGAATGACAAATATATTCAAACAGTACCTATAATGCCCACATTAAGAAAATTGGTTTCAGATGCGCGCTCTATGCATAAGCTGCTCTCTACAGACAGCTTGATAACAGATAGAGCTATTGCTTCTGAGATTAGAAATAATAGCCTACTGCTAATCAAGAGAGAAACCAACTTGAGAAAGCTATGGGCTACTGATACTATATTTACCACCATTCCCTGTTTGGAGATGTTGGAAGTTCCCATTTCTGAATGTTGTGATTATGTAGACCCCTGCTCAGTGGCTAGAAGCAAATTCAAGCTTCCCAGCATTGCAGAGGGTAATTATCAATATATCATACAGGGTGTTTATTCAATTAACGCCATGAGTGGACAAGGAAAAAAGCTGAAAGAAATAACTATCAATAGATATATCAATCTTCTAAAACTTCCCATCATTAAGAAGGAAGAGTACTATTGGATAACTAATGGCTATCTATATGTTAGTAATCCATTGCTCAAAGCTATACGTTTTGTAGCTCTATTTGAGCAGGATGTTCCTAACGAAATACTCTATCCCGAATGTGGTTGTGGTACTCCTGAATACACAACAGAACAGTTGTGCTTGAATCCGTTAGATAAGGAGTTTGCTCTCCCAGGTTATTTGGAGAAGCAGGTGTTGGAGCTTACATCTCAAAAGCTGTTGTCTACTTATTTCACTCTTAAGTCAGACATAACAGCTGATGGTATTGATGGTCAAGCCCCCAATACTAAACCAACTAATTAATGCGCACAAAGATAGACTGGAGAAGTGCTAGCAAAGAAAACTACAACAATTTCTGCAAGAAAAACCCCTCAGTAAAACTAACGTTTGAAGAGTGGAGAAACATCATCTATTCCTACACAGAAGCTTTTAGGGACTATATTCTAGAAACAGGAGAAAAAGCTAAGCTTCCTTTTGGATTTGGTGAGTTCTCAATCAACAAAAAGAAACGTAGAAAGATAAAGGGGGTAGATGGTAAAGAGTTTATTAACCTACCCATAGACTGGAAAAAGACCAGAGAGAAAGGCAAACGCATCTACAACTTTAACTTTCATACAGAGGGTTATTTCTTTGGATGGGTTTGGTTTAAAGACACCGCTAGACTCAGACAATCTGATCTATGGTATTTCAAACCATCCAGAACTACCTCCAGAATGTTGTCACACTATCTAAAAACTGATAGTAACTACCAAAATATTTATAGGGAGTGGAAAAAATAAATTATGTCCTACTATTACAAATATAACTTCATCTCTCCTGACATCATCTATTCCACTGTAAAGGAAGAGTTTAAAAGCTATTTCGATACAGGCGCTGTAGATGATTTGATGTTCCCCACCTATCTGGACAAGTGTCTTAGAAAGCTGGGTAGATCAACCTATGTAATTCAGGAGGAAGTACTAAATCTATGTGACTACGAAGCTAGGCTTCCAGATAACTTTTATGCTGTCCGTGAAGCATGGCTTTGTACAGCTGTTGATGGTTTTCCTTATCAACAGGCCAACTCATTCTACTCACAGGCTGCTACAGCCACTACTATTCAGGTGAGTCCCATCACTACAGACTGTTCTATTCCTAGTCCTTGCTGTGGAAATGTGGGATGTGATGGTAGCTGCATGCCTGAGTTGATACAGACTGTCTATAAAACAAACAACGAAGCTCCTGTTCTCTATCGTAGGGAATATCTTCTCAAGCCTGGTAACATATCCACACAAAGGAACTGTGGGGTGGAATATACCAATAACTGGGAGTTCTATCAGACAGCACCTCCTTTACGTGAATTCACTCCTGGAGCTGCTGGGTATGACTCATTTGATATTAGGGACAATAAGTTTGTCACCAATTTCCGTAATGGTATTGTACATCTGATTTTCTATGCCACAGAGTATGATCAAGTGGGTAATCAAATGATTCCCAACAACTTCCGTATCAGAGAATATATTGAGGCTTTCATCAAGTTTAAAATGATGGAAACCCTCACTAACCAGACTAATGATGAAACATTTAACCAACTACAAAACAAACTTGCCTATTACAAACAACAAGCTGAGGAAGCATTCATCATGGCTGATATTGAGATTAAGAAGCAAGATCCTTGGACTAAACAACGTAGGATTAAGAATGACTTGAACAGATTTAACATGTATGAACTTCCCAACCGTGTTGGAGGAAGATATGGTTGGCGCAGAAATAATTAATATCCATGGCTGAGCAAGAACAAGGCAATATTAGGCAAGAATTTAATGCTGCTTCTACTGGTCTTAACATGGATAGATCTGTTGCACAGATCCCCAAAGGCCAGCTAACATATGCATTAAATTCTGCTGTAGAAAACTTTGACTCAAACTCTGTAAACTATCAGAATGAGCCAGGAAATGAGTTTTGCCTTGAATTTCCTAAAGAGTATGTTCTTATTGGTGAACACTTTATACAAGAAAGAAGCAAGCATGTATTCTTCTTAGTTAATCCAGAAACTGGTGATTCTGAGATTGGATATATGGATAATAATGACTGTGTCTATCATAAATATGTAAATGCTCCTTGTCTTAATTTCAACATCAACCATCCTATCCATAAATCTGTCCACAGAATCACAGAATGCAACACAGAGGTGTATTGGACAGATGGACTTAATCCCCGCAGATATATTGACCTTAACCCAGAGTACCTCCCGTATGTTCTTATAGGAGGCACACCTGCTTGTGATCCCATCTATAGCGATCAGATAGATTGCAATGGGTTAAATGTACAACCCAACTTTGCTGTTCCTCAACTTGAGGTGACCAAGATTACTACAGGTGGTGAGCTTATATCAGGTACCTATCAGTTTGCTATTCAATATTGTGACGCTAATAGTTTCCCATTCACGTCCTATTATTCTGTCACCAATCCCACTCCTATTGCTGACCCAGCTCTCACCACCCCTAATTTTAATTATCCAGTGGGTAAGTCTATTGAGGTCACTGTTAGTAACTTAGAGCTTTCTGGA